CGAATAATTATGCCTGGTAATTGTTACTTTGTTTCCAAATCGTCTGGCTTTGGCCAGCGTCACTACAGTGATGTACGTCCGTCTCCTTTTCTTCACTCCCTACATGGTGAGGTTGGTGAGTATTGGCGTAGTCCTGTTACTTTGTCTGACGTTCGTAAGGACGTTCTGGCATATGGAAACACAAAATGTAAACCTAATGATTACTACCTCGACCGTGCCATTCATATGGCCTTTGAAGCCTTCCGCACTCCCGCTCCCGTACGTATGATCCACCTTAATGATGTCTTTAACTGTCACAACCTTTCTATCTGGAAGTCATCCCCTGGTTTGCCTTGGAAAGATTGGGGTTATAATACTAAAGATGACGTTCGTCGTGATCCTGATGCGATTACTCGTGTTAGGAGGTTTTGGCATCTTATTAAGCGTGGAAGGAAAATGTCTCCACCTGATTCTTGTGCCTTTGTGCGCAGTCATGTTGTTGAGTACGGTGAGCGTAAGGTTCGTGCGGTATGGGGGTTTCCTGCCACCATGACTTTTGGTGAGGCAATGTTTGCGGTTCCTTTAATCCGAGCCTATCAGAAGGACCCCGGCCCCTTTGCTTACGGTTTTGAGACGTCTTTGGGTGGTGCGATGCGTTTGCATAGAGAGTGTAATGCGCAGTGGTATTGTAGCAGCGATTTTAAAAGTTTTGACAAGACTGTCCCGACTTGGTTGATTGATACCGCCTTTGACATCTTAGCCATGAATATTGATTTTGGGACCTATGCTGACTATGGTGTTGCCAATGCTGACTGTAACTGGCGTATGTATAATTACATTCGTAATTATTTTATAAACACTACAATTCGCCTTTCCAACGGCGAGCGTTTTAAGAAACGTGGTGGTGTCGCTAGTGGGTCATATTTTACCCAACTTATTGGCTCCATAGTTAATTATATCCTTGTCATGTGGTCCTCCGGTCGTCAGGGCATTATGCCCCACTATATTAAGGTGCTTGGTGACGATGCTATTTGTGGCTACCATGAGCGGTTTGATTTCGATCTTGCTAGCGATTTATATCGGTCGATAGGGATGAGTCTTAATGTCAGAAAATGTGTTATCTCACGTAATTTATCTAATGTAAAATTCCTTGGTTACATTATTGATTGTGGCGTTCCAACTAAGCCATACAATATGTGGATGACCTCGCTGCTCTTTCCTGAACGCCCTGACATTGGTTGGGATGATGTCGCTTCACGTGCACTTGGCTTACTCTACGCGTGTGCTGCTGTCGATGCTCGGTTCGACGCGTTGTGCCGCGAAATTATACGTTTGAAGCCTTTTGATCTTACCATCCCACGTAACATGTGGAGGTATCTTAAAATGATTGGTGTCTATGACCTTTCTAAGACTCCTCCTACTAAACAGGAATTCATGTTACGTCTGCGCATTATTTAGG